AAATCAGCCTCAAACAAGTCAGCGTCACGCAAATCAGCACCACGCAAATCAGCACCACGCAAGTCAGCACCACGCAAGTCAGCACCACGCAAGTCAGCGTCACACAAGTCAGCACCACGCAAATCAGCCTCAAACAAGTCAGCGTCACGCAAATCAGCACCACGCAAATCAGCCTCAAACAAGTCAGCACCTTGCAAGTCCATTATTTCGTATTCAAACTCGTGACGTAGAGAATTAAACTTCACAACATCAGTTTTCAGTAATTCAATTAATTCATCTCTAGTTTCCATTTTTGTACCTCCATAGATTCAATCCATTCTTTAATAATTTGATTTTTAATCGAGTAGGAGGCATACTCGAAGGCAAAACTAGTATCCTTCAGGGCTTTAAGTACCACCTCACGATCATTCTTAAGTTCTTCGCTCGCATATTCCAACGCATACCCATTGTGCTTCAACGCCTCAAGAACAACCTCACGATCATTCTGAAGTTCTTCGCTTGCATACTTCAACGCAGACCCATTCTTCCTGACCGCCTCAAGTACAAACTCACGATCATTTTGAAGTTTCTTACTCGCATAGCCCAACGCATACCCATTCTGCATGACCGCCTCAAGAAGAACCTCACGATCATTTTGAAGCTCTCCGCTCGCATATTCCAACGCATGCCCAGCCTCCCTGACCGCCTCAAGAACAACCTCACGATCATTTTGAAGCTCTCCGCTTGCATACTTCAACGCATGCCCAGCCTCCCTGACCGCCTCAAGTACAACCTCACGATCATTCTGAAGTTCTTCGCTTGCATAGCCCAACGCATACCCATTCTGCTTCACCGCCTCAAGTACAATTTCCTTCGTACTATTCTCATTAATCATTTTATTTTCCTCCTTTTGATATTGCTATTATAACATAATGTATTGCCAATGACAATACTAATATAAACAAAATTATAATATTTGATTAATCCATTTTATTTATTGTATAATGTCTTTGTGATTGAAGTTTTAAATGAACATAGGCAAATCAAGATTACAGAGTTAAGACCAAATAAGGGCCAATTAGTTGAGTATGGGATCCCGAAGAACCCACGAAGGATTACTAAGGAAAAGTACAATCTATTGCTACAGTCATTGGATAAGAGCAACTTAACGCAGATACGGCCACTTGATGTTATAGCGCATGAGGGCAAGTATATTGTGTTGTCGGGTAATCAGAGACTCCGAGCTTTAAAAGAGTTAAAGATTAAAGAGGTACCTTGTAATATCTTAAGGGATGACTTAGAGCCAATGATATATAGACAAATTGTGTTACAGGCTAATACTACGTATGGTGAGCATGACGACGATCTATTGGCGAATGAGTGGTATGCAACTGAATTGCATGAGTGGGGGTATGATCTGCCGGAGTGGGAGCCGATAACGCCAGAGGATGTCGAGCAAGAAGAAGAAAAGGCATTGTATTTGAAGGTCGAGGGGGAGCAAGTGTTGTTGCTGTCTATGGTTGATGAATTAGCGGCCAAGGGGTTAAAAGTGAGTGTTAAGTCATGAGTGAAAGTGAGGCTTTATGGAACGCATATAACCGAGAACTTGATCTTAAATATGACAAGGAAGATCTTAAAAAAAAGGTTGAAAATTTAGAAAGATCTTTAGAAGGCCATATTGTGTTAGTTAAAAAAAATACATTTAATTGCCACACGTGGGAACTTGAATATGTTGATAGGTATTATTTTGGGGGCAAAGAAAGATATTTTGAAATTAAATATGATCATGAACTAGACGAGCCTAAAACTGGATATGAAAGGCTGTGCATGGAAGAAGCAGGAGTAATAAAAAAAATAGATGATATAGAAGAATTTCACAAAATAATGAAAAAACCTAAAAAAGAAGGCTCAATTTCGAAAGAAGAGTTGACCAATAATTTGTATTTGAAAATTGATGGAGACCCAAAGGCGTTGTTATCTTTAGCAGACGAATTGTCTGATAAGGGTTTAAAAGTGAGTGTTAAGTCATGAATTCATTAGATGACATAATATTAATGATAATAATGGGTTTTATTGGTATTTTGATTTTATTTGGGTTAGGTTTTTTAAGCTATATTATTATTTGTTTTATTATTTATATTTGTGACAGTATTATTTATATTCGTGACAGTATTCGATATTGGGCAAAGTCATGAGAATTATTGATAATTTTTTAAATAAATTTTTAGATGAACACGCTAAAAACGAAATTGATAAAAGGCAAGAGTTATTAGTTTTCTGTAATAATCAAATTAAAGATTTAAAAATAAAAATTGATGAGCTAGAGAAGGACAAAGAAAGAGATTCTATTTATGATTTTATTGATGATTTAATTGTGGAATATCATAATAGCCCTGATAGATCAATACGTAATTCAAAGGGGGAGATGGTTAACCATGAGTACTCAAAATGGATTTGCGAATATGCTGACGCAATTATCGACAACCGAGGCATTTGTTACAAATATTTATTGAAAAGATTTATATCTACTTACAGGGCTATTATTAGAAAAGTGTTATTACTTGAAAAAGAAATAAAATATAAAAATATTGAAATCGAAAAAATTAAATGTCTTTTGGAGATTAATAAGTAATGATGTTTTTCTTGTTGGATGAATTGACGGCCAAGGGTTTAAAAGTGAGTGTTAAGTCATGATTGAGGTTAGTATATATAAGATTACATTGTGTATAATTACAATTATATTAATTTTGTTTTATTTTGAAATGCTGGGGGATTGCTTCAAAATTGTTTTTAATTGGGCGGTGTTTTTCTGTTTATTTCATTGGTTTCTTACTAATAATCCGGGGTTCTGCAAATAATGCGATTTTCAGATGACCCTTGCTATCATTGCAAAGGAAATATAATAATTGATGTACAGTCTTACAAAAGAAAACTGTCTAAATTAGTTTATTTCCCTATTCGTTTTATACAAAGACTTTTAGTTCGTGATATTGATCAAAGAGAAATCGAACTAAGCTATCAGATTCAAAAACTAGATAAGTTTAAAAACATTAATGTTGATGCTATAAATGCTCATACGTTTAGTAATCTTGAAAAATGGGTAGCAAGTATGCAAAACAGAATAAATAAACTTGTTGTTCCTGATGACTTTACGGAAGAGTTTCAATTTATATTTGATTTAAAGCACGATTTGAAAGAATTTGAAAAACATTGGAGTAAAATAAAAAAGTTACCAAAAGAGGGAGATAATGCCATACGATAAAGAAGAAAATAAAAGAAAAGTGTATAAAATATGTCTTGAGACGTTAGAGAAAGAAGATGTAACAACCATTGAGGATTTAGTTACTTTTTTACCTATAGGTAGAGATACGTTTTACACGTATTTTCCTACGGATTCAGAGGAATTCGACATAATTAAAAGAGCAATTAACAAGCGCAAGGTTAAAACTAAGCAGTTATTGCGTAAAGTCTGGAAATCACCACATGCTGCACCAGCTGAACGTATATTTTATTATAAGTTATTGGCAAACAAAGAAGAAAAGGAGGCAATATACGATACTAGTATTAGGGCACAGGCTGAGGTCCCTAAGCATGAAATAACTTTAAATTTGATTAAAGATGAGGAAAAAGATGAACATTAGAAAAAGATTCGGATTGCCACCACAGCCGAACCCACTAAAACGTTTAAACACAAGCAAAAATACAAAAATAAACAAGGAGTTAAAAAATGTCAAAAGTAATGCAAAAACACAGAACGATAATACAAGAATTGCGCGCAAGGGTTATTAAAGATAAAGCACAGTTAAATGGTGCTCTAACTGACGAGCACAAAGACAGCTTTAATAAGGCCATTGGGATTTTAGACGACATTGACAAAGAGTTTGCAATTTCTATGGCCGAAGCCGAAAAACAAAATGCACAAGCGAAACTGGATGAGTTAAATGCTTGATATCATATTTAATGACCTTTGGAATAGTTTTCATTTTTTGCTTACATGTGTAATTATAACGGCTACCGTTGTTGTTAATACTTTTGTGGCGTTTAGAATTATGTACATGGTAAAGAACTACAGAGACCCCATACAGGCTTTTAAAAAAGAAACAAGCGAACTCGAAGCCGTTCTTAAAAATCAAAGGGATTATGACAACATCAACACCGTTTAAGTGGAAGATTGGGGCTAAATATGAGTTTAATGATGTCCCAGGGACTTATACTCTACTAGGGATGGATGGAAGCACTAATTACAAATACACTTATGCAGTTTTTGTCTCTCAAGAACAAAACAAGCGTCGACGCATAAAGGCGCAACTAGCCAAAGAATTGTTAAAATATGAAAGCAACGCTTAATTATAATCAATCTATAATATTTAATGCCATATTCAATCCTGATATGACAATGAAAAAAAACTGTCCTAGGGAAATTGCCTTTTGGGGTGGTTATGGTTCAGGAAAGAGTTGGGTTAGTATATTATTGGCGTACTATTTATGTCACTATCATTCAGGCGTACAGTTACTCATGACAAGGTATAGCTATCGACAGTTAAAAGATACATGCATTGTTCAGTTTTTAGATGCGTTTCCCCCCGATCAATACGGATACACGCACATGAAAGCCGATCATGAGTTTCATTTTGGGAATGGCAGTAAAATCATTTTTAGATCGTTTGATGACCCTAGAAAAATTTTATCTAGTAGTTATGACGCTGTCATTATGTGCCAGGCCGAGGAGCTCAAAGAAGAGCACTTTTTAGGTGCGCTAGGCCGTATGAGAGGAACAGCTTTGCCCGTTAAGTTGATATTTACAGAGGGTAACCCACGTTACGGGTGGTGTAAGAAGCGGTATCATGACAATGACCCCCCAGAGGATTGTTTATACATTCGCGCAACTACATACAGCAATAAAAAGAACTTGCCTCAAAATTACATAAAAAATATGGAAGAGAACTTTCCCCCTAGCTATATACAGCAGTTTCTTGAGGGTAACTGGGATTCAACACAAAATGCCGTGTATGACCAATTAATGAGTCATCATATTATTCCTAGACAGAAAATTCATGATCATTGGTATAAATGTATTGGGTTAGACCATGGCACACGTGTTGATACTAGCATTGTGTTTATGGCTAAAGATGAATCAGGACGTATTTATATCTACGATGAATGGCACAAGCCACAACCCACATTAAATGAAATAGTTGCGGCTTGCACTAAATACGGTCCACAACCAATTATTGCAGATTTTTCAATGAAG